AATGAAGAATCTTCGTATAATTTTTTAAAATTATCTCCACCCTTACTCAATGCATTAGAAGTAGAGCCCATCATACATTTACCTATAATCTTACTACCTAAACGTAAACAGGTTTTTGTAACACGCCAGTTGTTTAAAATATTATTTGGCTTTATCCATTTACCACTTTCATCATGCACTAACAATAATAGCTTCTCACCATCATAAGAGTTGTCATCTGTGTTTTTCCAATCTATAGTTGTATCTAATCCTAACAGTTCTTCTTTATCAGCATCATACATGTTTTTCTTTGTTATCTTAGACGCTGGTATTCTAAACGCTAATTCTGTTTTAGGTTTATCCATACCATCTTGTATAGGCTTGAAGAAGAATGGTAATCTGTTTGCTATAGGAACAACTTTATCAGTAAACATTTTCTTAGCGTCTGCTCCTGTTTTAGATAGTATTCCAACTCTAGAGTCTTTTGCAAGTGTTCCTGTGTTAACGCTCTCTGAAGAACCCATGTAAGAAAACCCTGAACGTCTTATCTTTAAATAAGTCATTCCAAAACTTCTGTTGTCAGCTTTGCATGCTTCCCAATATAAATAAAATATTCTATTAGCCTCTCTATAATCTGGATAACCCACATCTATAGATGTCCATTGAAGATACATATAGTGAGCTCCTGATATGTATGTAGGAACTCCATTGTTCATAAACCAATAACCTAACTCTCTATTATCAAATTCATTCTCAATATAATCAACCCAGTTATTTTTAAATTCACTAGGCATTTCATTCCATTGAAATATTGATTGAATTTTACTAAGAGGTTTTGGAATATCTATTCTTTCCCAGTATTGCTCAGGTTTCTTCTTTGAACGTGAATGTATTTTTTTTGGTTGTTTAGGTAGCCCAATAATAAGACCCTGTATATTTATAATATCTCCAAGCTCGCCGCTTCTGGATATACACACAAAGTCATACTTCTTGTTGTATCCGTACTCCCAACTGTTATTCTTGTTCTTGTTGGTAACTACGGATTTAGGTACGTAATCTTGCACCACCTTATACATATCGTTATTTTGACCTACGTTCTGCAAACCCTTGTTTTGTATCTACTTTATTACTACTTTCTGCAATAGACAAAGCTTCTTTCTCCGCTTCTATTCTGCTTAATATTTCAAACGCATCAAATATAGCTAGCTTCTTAGTTGCTGCCGCATTCTTAAGCCTATCCGCAGCTAAATCGTCTTCAGGGTCTGGCTTTATAATATCCTCTTTAGCAACTTTAATTAGTTGATGAACGGCCCTTCTAGCTGCGTCAATAATTTCTAATTTAATTTCCCTGTTTGATTTCATAATATCATTGTTATTTGATGGTCAAACATTCTATATAATTTTTCTCCATCTACTTCAAATTCATACTCACTATCTGGCTTGAATGATATTAAATCACCTTTTTTAACACCTTGATTAATTAAAGAAGTATTAGGATAAATCATTTCTGCAACTAAAGGCTCTTCACTTGTGTTCTTAAATATAATAGATTCTTTTGTTTTTATTGGTTTAACATAACAATATCTATCATGTGCATACCACTTATCATCTTGTTTAAACATAAAGAACTGTTCGCTGTCAACTAAAAACAAGTTGTCTTTTAAAAAACTTTTGCCGCTTTTTCTACGTCCCTTAATATCATTATAGAATTTAAAAACATTGTGGTGAACAAGAAGAGTGTCCCCTACCTTTATAGGCCCACAATAATTTATAGGTAACGCTTTTACTTCAGCATACCTGTTTGAATACCTAGCATCTTCCTCAGAAGAACTAACAAGAAAATCTATCCCACCAATATTTTTTGTATTGGAATATCTTTTGTTTTCTCTAGGAGTTACTATAAAGTCAGTTGGTGATTTCAAAAGTTTATGTTGTATTCAATGGATACAGGTATAGCTGAACTAAACTCTTTCCAAAGAATAACAACATCTCCATCTTCTATATATATTTTGTAGGATTGTAATTCGGAATCATATTTAATTAAATGAATCTTATGTGTTCCATTAAGAACTTCTTGCCCTACCAAATAATGCATAGCTCCAGACTTATAATCTGGACCGACGGATATTTTTCTTATATCCATTATATTTGATTTTACTTATGCGTACACTCTAATTTCAAGAGACGCATTTGTTAATTTATCATCACTATTATGAGTGAGTATTTTTATTTGACTTGTACTAACCGCTTCCCAAGCTATGTCATGGTTATTTTCAGCGCTACCTCCGTTTATAAAAACAATTGTTTTGTTAGCCGTAAAAGGTGTTCCAGTGGATGTTATTGTGTATTCTCCACCAGCTGTTCTAGCTAAATTTAAAGTACCTATGTTTGGTATATTATTATTTAGTTCAGAAACTATTGATATAGGAGTTGTTCCTGTTTGACTTATCAAAGCTGTATATGTGTAATACGTGTTACCGCCGCCGCCAGAACCTATCCAGACTAGTTTTTGATTTGAGCCTGCCGCTAAGACTTGACCTTCAGTTCCGAAGCTGCCAGTTGAGTCGACAATTCTTGGGAAAATAGTAAATGTGCTTGAACTGCTAGATTCGCCTATAGCTGCATTTCCTTTTAACCAAACAGTGCTAAGAGACTCTGTGGTTAAGTCTCCAGTAATAGTTGTGGCTGAAACAATATCTAGTGAGCTAGCCGTTGAAGAGCCTAGAGCTAAATTGCCTTTAATAAAACTACTTGTGGTGTTATCCCCTATCTCTGCTTCTTTTAGTACATTTAATCTATCTACTACAGCTATCGCAGTATTAGTATTATTTCTAATATCTAAAGCAGTTCCAATAAATGTAGCTGTAATTACAGATACATCAGTAAACGATGTTCCGTTGCCAACATTACCTACTTTAATACTATTAGAGCCTACCTGTTTTAGTATAGAATCTCCTATAGTTGTACCATCAGGGGTAAACATAGGGATTTGATTTAACGTCCCACTCCCAGATATACTGCCAGCACCTGGCCCTGCAGCATCTATTGTAATTTGGTTAGAACCATTATCAGTTAGAGTAACATTAGTACCAGCTACAAACTTAACAGTGTCTACTGATGCATCTGAACCTGTAAGAGTTACGTCTACATCATTAGTTGACTGTGCAGAAGCTAAATCATAAGTTGTATCTGTGATTGTTGAAGAAACTGTTACATTGCCTGTAGCTTGGTCTACTGAAATTCCAGTACCTGCTATAATAGAAGATACATTCCCAGATGAGGTATTAACAAAATTAGCAATATCTCCTATCGTAAATGTTTTTGTTTGATTGCTAATTGGACTTGAGCCAGCGGCTGTTCCAATTAAATAATCCCCTGAATCAATTGGTGATTGATTAGGGTATGATAAGGTATTACTAATTTTAGCCATGTGTTATTCTTTTTTCTCAGTCACTTCTCCAGTTTCTAAATTTACAACTGAATTATCACCATAAGTTTCTTTTAACTGTTCTTCCATTTCAAAGAACATAGTTCTAATTTGTTTTATACCTTCTAAGATATTTTGTTTTTGAAGCTCTACATCTCCTAAAGATACTTTAGCCTGCACAAAAGAGTTGTGTAGTTCTTGTAATTTAGTTAATTCTTCTTGCGTTACTTTTTTAGTTTTGTCTGACATGATTTTAAATTTAATTTATTTTACAAATATATGAATTTTATTCTTTACTTATTTTTTAGTTTTTTCCCAGCTACGCCCAACAAAATACGCACCATACACAGTAACTAATAATGTTTGAAAGATTGGAATATAAGCTTCGGCTATTTTAAACTCACCAATATTGCCATCGCTAAAACATAAAGCAGTGAATATAAAAGTGAGATATATTAAAACCATTGGACGTATATTTTTAGATAGAAAGCTATCGCTTTGCATGTCATACTTCCAGCGCTCAGTAACTTGCTCTTGAGCTTCCTTGTCTGCTTGCTCCAGTATCTCTTGTACTTTTTGCTTAGCAACTAATTTTTCTTCCTCTGTGGTAACTAAGTCATCAATAACTTTTCCGACTTCTTTTATAACTCCACCAGTTAACCATTGTATAATTTTTTTCATAATCCTTTATATTCATTTTGTGCGTCAAAATTAGGACAGCTTTTTATTGAAAAATCCCTGTGCCCATGTATAGAAGCGTCAGGAAATATATTTTTTAATAACCTTAATAAAGAAAGTAAGCTTGCTATTTGAGCGCTTGTTCTATTGTCTTCAGGACACATTTCTGAATTTAAGCCTCCTGCATAACAAATACCTATAGAGTTTTTATTGTGTCCTTTTGTGTGAGCTCCAGACTTTTCTAAAGGTCTGCCTATTTCTATCTGCCCATTTCTTTTAATAAAAAAATGGTAGCCAATACCTGACCACCCTCTTTGTCTATGCCACTCATCTACTCTATCAGCATCAACATCCATATCAGGTGGAGTTGCTGAGCAGTGAATTATAACCTTATTTATTTTTCTTTTCATTATAATTAATCCATATTCTTTGAGCCGTATAAATTATAGAAGCTACTAGAAGAATTAATTTTAAAATCATCTCTACATGGGTCATTGAAATAGCAAAGCTAAAAAAGTTAAAAGCGTATATTTTGATATCTTGCAAAGTCATTATTCTTTTATAAGTGTATAATTTACTTCTATATCTAACAAAGTGCTGTTTGTCTGTATATAACCTACCATAGTGCGATAATATCTGTAGCTGTTGTTCCTGTTGCAAAAACCTGCGTTACATTAACAGGAAAAAATTGTCCTGCGAATACCCCCACAAAAGTTATAATATCTCCCCCTGCTGTTTTGACCTTAATATTGCCTGGGCCTCCTATGTATAATGCACACCCATTGTTAATCCCATCTGGATTTGCGACATTAGGAATTGAAGCAGTATCACTAGGTGAAACTATAGACGCTCTATTTGCTGTTAATTTTGTATATGCCATCTTTTATTTACTATATGGGAATTTTCTGTTTAAACTATCTCTACGTTCCGCACATCCGCAAGGTTTCCCAGTTCCCCTGCTTACTGTGTCAACAACTTTTTTTATTCCAGTAGCTTTTGTTACTTTATGAATTGTATCTCCTAAACCTCTTGATTTCATTTCTTACAAGTACATAATTTGTTTGGACACTTTTCAATATTTTTGAAACTAATTGCTTGCATCCATGAATTCCATGTGCATTGAAATTTACACCATATTGACTGAATCCACAATCCTAGTTTTACAAAAGCTTTTCCCATTATCGTTTTTTATTTTTTAATTAGTGATGCTAAATGAGCGTGAACCTTTCCGTCCTTAATACATTTGTGCTCATAGCTCATGCTATGGTCACCACCATAAGCGTGGCCATAATCTTTTTTAGACATTGCCTTTGATTCGTCACGTCTGCTTTTTAAAGACTGAGACTTCTTACCATGCTTTGCTCCTAATGACTCATCGAGTCTTGAATTATATCCTTGTTTCATTTTAAAAGTTTTTATTTACGTCTAGCTTTTTTTCTACCTGCTGCAGCTTTTTTTGCCATTCCTTTTTTTCCGTATTTATTTACGCCAATTGAATAAGCAATTTTTTTTGCAGCAGTTTCGGATTTTCCGCTTGCCACTAGTTTTTTAACTAATGCTTTAAATTTACTCATGCTACAAAGATACTAATATTTTCCTTTACGATTTTTTGGGGATGACTTCGTTGAACCGCCTTTGCCAGCCCATAAGTTTTTACACGCCCAATAACGTGCAGTTAGTTTTGATTTTGCTGTTCCGCACTTGTGACGTGCCTTGAAGCTCTTTCGTGCAGCTGCTGAATAATTATGTCCATATCCTTTTGCTCCAAAGTGAATAAGTTTCTCTCTTCCTCCCTCGCAGGCTTTGACCATACGCTTTTTACCTGCTCTATCAGAAGGCCGAGGTTTGTTGCAAGGCATGTTTTTTTTATTCGCCATATCATTATCGCTTTGTAAATTTTTTAGTTACTCTTCCTGCTTTTGTATTGGCTACTACAGTCTTACCTCTACGCCCTGCTGCTTTTTTCTTACGAGCTGTTTTAGCTCTTTCAGCTTTACTCATGGATTTAGCTTTAGCTAACGGCAAACATCTGTCAGGATTCTTTTTGTTTTTGCTTGTTCCACAAGCTCCTTTAATAGAACCATCAAGCCCTATACGAACCCACTTTTCATCTCGCCATTTTTTAAGCTCACCCATTACTTCTTTTTCTTCTTTTTCTTTAAAACAGAAAAATCTGCAGCAGTTATCTTATTAAAAGGCATAGCTGCTCTTGCAATCTTTCTTTGACCTTTACTTAACTTGCTCATTTCTTTTTCTTTTTATT